AGATACTGTTAAACCATCAGGAGATAAATCAAGCGTTGTAATTGGCACAAATGTAGTATATGCAGCGTGGGTTGAATATATGGCAAAGAACGGTTCACAAGGCTACATGTTAAGGTCTTACAATCAAATCGTACCAATAGCCAAAAAAATATTTGAAACAGTCCTCAAAAGGGGGTTGAAATGAAAACGGAAGCACAGATTAAAGCAGCAATTTATACAGCAATTACAACAGATACAGCAATAGTAGCCAACATGGGTACTCGTTTGATTTGGATGCTAAAACCAGAAATAACAAACATTTTTCCGATGGCTACAATGCAAATATTGGACACTGTAGGCGCGTATGTAATTGGTGGGTCGGTTATTTTATCAAGCGAAGATTTGGATGTGCAAATAACTTTATATGCTGATTATTCTGATTATGTTAAGTTTGACACTCTAACCAACGACATTAAAAGAGTAATGGCATCAATAGGATATACGCTTACAGCATCGCCAGAATTTGTTGAAGAGTCTATAAACAAAACCGCAAAAGCAATGAGGTGGAGGTATATTAATGTTTAAAATATTTAAACGTGTAAAACAATTAGAAGAAATAGTTAATATGCTTTTAACAAGATTAGAAAACATTGAAAGAGCATATCAAAATTTGTGGGATGAAACGCATCCTAAAACAATGGGGGGTAAATAACTATGGCAGCAATTAGAGGTGTTGGAGCAAGTTTTTTATTAGGTACAAATGTAGTAGCTGGTCTTACAAGTATTTCAAATCCAATTTCAGCAGATTCTCTCGATGTAACTACATTTAACGCTACTGCAATGCGTGATTTTATTGCAGGATTAAGATCAGGCTCAATCGATATTAGTGGATATTATGAAAGTACAGACACAACTGGTCAAGTAGCAATGTTTACAGCTATGCTTGCCGGCACTAAACTTACATCAACTCAAAAGCCTAAAATTTTGTGGAATGGCGTTAATGGATTTACTGGTGACGGAATTATTACATCGTTGACAGTTGACGCAGCTGTTGATGGCATCGTTAATTTTTCGGCTACAATCCAACTTACTGGCACAATCGCAGTAGTATAGGAGGCATATTATGCCAATAAGAGGATATAAAGCTTTAGTAAAGGCTCAATCAAGCGCAGTGGCAATGACAAACGAAGCTACAACAATGAGTGGTGGCGATACAATTTATACAATTACAAACGCCGCAAAACGCACGCTTGATATTGACACTCCTGTAATTGTTAAAGTTGGTGGATTTCCAGTAACGACTGGATTTGCAATTGATTATCTATCCGGAGTGATCACTTTTGCAACAGCCGCATCAAGAACGGTGACCGTAAGCGGATCATATGTAGTATTGTCAACAATCACAGAAGCCAAGGGATTTAGCGTGACAATTACACGAGATGCACTAGACACCACGAGATTTCAGCAAGAATTTAAAGAATTTGAAGCAGGTTTATTGTCTGGCACAGCTAATTTGACAAATAATTATTTGGTAAATTCAGCGTTTTTTGCAATTTTAATTGCAGGCAGTAGAAAAGTAATTGAATACTATCCAAACGATGACTTAACACCTATCAGATTTTACGGTGTAATCACAAATAGCGAAGTTATTGCACCAGTAGATGGAATCATTGAAGAAACCATTTCGTTTCAAATCACATCGCAAGTAAAATAAATCGGAGGATTAAAATGACCGCTCTAGAAAAATTATTAAAAGCAAGTTTTAAAGAAGAACAATTAAAAATTGAAGGTACCACTTACATTGTCAAAGAAATGACCGCAAAGGACAAATCAGAATATGAAGGGTCTCTTTACACGTTTAAACAAATTGGCAAAGAGGTAAAAGTGACTCCAAACATGGAAGGCGTAAAGTCCAAACTTGTATTTTACACTTTACATGATGAACAAGGTCAAAAGGTTTTTAAAGATTTATCAGACTTGCCTTTAGTTGATACTTTACCATCAAGCATAATTGAAATGATTTGTGACGTTGCCGGTAAAATCAACGGTTTAAATCAAGAGGAAGTAACAAAAAACTAGAAAGCGATCCATCCCGATTTATGATGTTTCAAATAGCGCACGAGTTAGGGATGACTGTAAAAGAGTTATCCTTAACAATGGGTGCTATGGAATTTGCTGAATGGATCGCTTACTTTACAATCATTAACCGAAAGGAGAGTTAAATGGACGTTGGTACTCTCATAATGAAAATAAACGCTGATACAAAAGGAATACAAGACGGAATCAGTAAAGCATCAAGCATGATCGGCAATTTTGGAGCGTCCGCTTTAAAAGGCGCTGCTATTGTTGGAGGTGCTTTAGGTGCTGGTTTGTCGTTTGCGGTTGCCGACGGAATAAAAGGCATTATGGAAATGGAAGAACAAACCGCACAGTTAGAAGCAGTGTTAAAATCAACCGGAAATGTAGCCGGAGTTACAGCAGAAAAAGCAACAAGTTTAGCTGAATCCCTTGAAAAAACAACTCGTTTTAGTGCCGAATCTGCTTTAGCTGCTGAAAACCTTTTGTTGACATTCACTAATATTGGAAAAGATGTATTTCCAGAAGCTACAAAAACAGCTTTGGACATGGCGCAAGCATTAGGTGGAGACGCAGCTGGTCAATCGGTTGCGCTTGGCAAAGCTTTAAATGATCCAATTGCCGGTATATCCGCTTTAACAAGAGTAGGCGTTACTTTTACAGACGAACAAAAAAACATGATTAAATCAATGGTAGAAGCTGGTGACGTTGCAGCTGCACAAACCGTAATCCTAGACGAATTACAAAAAGAATTTGGTGGATCTGCCGAAGCAGCAGGAAAAACTTTTGCCGGACAACTTGACATATTAAAAAATATGCTTGGCGAAGTATTTGAATCTTTAGCAATCACAGTAATGCCTATATTACAACAATTTACAGCTTTTGTTATTGCAAACATGCCTGTTATCCAATCAACAATGCAAACTGTTTTTAATGTAATCTCTGACGTTGTATCAACTGTTTATGATTGGTTTAAAGTTTATCTTTTGCCTGTGTTGCTAGATGTTTTTGAATGGGTAAAATCCAACATGCCTGCGATACAAGCTACTTTTAGCACTGTGTTTGGCGTTATATCTACAGTAATTAAAACTGTTTGGGATATTATATCAAATGATTTGATCCCAATTTTTGAAGATTTGTGGTATTTAATTAAACCAACATTACCTTTGATTAGCGCAGCTTTTAAAGTAGCTTTTGATATTATAGTGGGTGCAATTAAAATTGTAATTGACACTTTTGCAACGCTTATTAGCATTATAAAAGAAACTGTAATTCAACTCGAAAAGTTTTTTAAGAAACAAGCAGAACAACCCAAAGCATCGTCTGTTAGTGGTTTTGGAGGTTCAAGCGCCGGTTTGGTTGGCGGTATAATTAGTGGTCAAAGAGCGAATGGTGGTCCTGTAAGTGCAGGTAAAAGCTATTTAATTAACGAAAGATTAGGTGGCGAAGTGTTTACACCTAGTCAAAATGGATATGTATCAAATCAGCAACAGCCTCAGCCTCAGCAACAACAAGTAATTATGCAAGGCGGTGGTTATTCAAACGCTACAATTATTATTCAACTTGATGGCAAGCAAATAGGCAAAATGATAGGAGCACCTTTGATGGACACCATCAGAGTTAAAACAGGCATTAGATAAAAAGGGGGTATTACATCGTGATCACAATAAAGATATCCGGGGTGTATTACCCCGTTTTAATTGACACGTATTCTTTAGAATTAACTTTAGGCGAAAGGTCCTTGGCTAATTTTGAAATAAAAGATGAGGTAGGAGTGCATTTTGCAAAAGGCTCTCTTGTAGAAATTTATGATAATGACAAATTAGAATTTACAGGGTATACCGAAGGAAAACCCCAAGAGCGCAGATTAAGACAAGGTGTTATGATACACTCGATAACTGCTGCCGATGGACATTATTTGGCTGATAAACGCATAATTGCAAAGGCGTATGAAAATGAACTTGCTGGCGATATTGTAAAAGATATAATAATCGAAAAATTAGCAGACGAAGGCATTACAACAACATTGGACTCAACTCAACAAACTTGGATTATGTACACCGGAAATACATTTTTAGAATTATCAAATCAAGGGGGTAACTAGTGGAATATACGGGCGCAAATATGGATTTAAAAAAGCCGGAAATAACCGACGAAATAACAACGGCTATTGTAGCGTATGGCGATAACTTTCAAGACATTGACGATTATGTTACCGCGCATATAAACTCTATTATAGCGCATTTAGATAGCGCTATAGTAAATACCGCTCCAATACCAGGTTCAAAAGTCAGAGACGCAATGATTAATTTAAAATCTCAAGTTGATGCAATTGTGGTAGGCGGCACAGAAGTTGATCCAAGATTATCGCAGGCTCTAGTTGACTTTGAAAGCACAACATGGACTAATTTTAAAGACTTGCAAGATTTTTGGCAAGAAAGAATAGTAGTGTTAGAAGATGAAGTTAACACGCCAGACACGTCCTCAATAACTTTATCAGAGCTCGCTCAACTCCAAACCGTGACCGACTCATACGACGGTATTCCAGATGTTGAAATTGGGGGTACAACATTAAATCAAGTGGTTGTCAATGGAGGAGTAGATTCGTCTGTTGCGGCAAACGCAACATCAAGATTAATTGATATTAACACAGATGGCACAATAGAGTTTAACTCTGCTTATGATGCAACAAACAAAACTTTTGATATTGTAAGTGGTCAAGATTACTTTTTAGTAGCAAAAGCATCAGCTGGCACGTTTTTGAATGCAGTCTATTTATATTATTCGGATGGAACGAATCAATCTGTAGTCGGAACAGGACAATCAAACAATCCTTACGGAATTATTACAGCAAACAAAACTTTAAAAGCTAATTTTAAGTTAAGCGAAGGTACATTTACAGGCACTTTAACGAAAAATTTTATAATGTTGATTCCTAAAAACGGAACTCCGTATGCGCTGTATACATCAGACCAAATGAACGCTTTAATAAATGAATACTGGGAAGGGCTAAAAAGCCCAGAAAGCATTGAGTTGTTGAGTAGAGGTATTAACAAGCATGACACCGAACTTGAGCAAGGGTCTCTAAGTTTAACAAACGGCTCAAATGCATCAACTACAACCGCTTTTAGGAGTAAAAACTTTATACTTTTAGACTCAGCAGAATCATTATCCACACAATCTTTATCTGATTATAAGATACTTAGGATTGTCTATTATAACAAAAATAAGGATTTTGTAGCATCATATACCATTAACTCTAGCGCGGCTCAAAATAATTTATCAAGACCAACCACTGGAACGTACAAATTTATTAGATTTGTTTGGCAAAGGAATGATTTAGGTGTTGTTGGCAGCGTAGACTTTGATTATATCAATGAGAATGCAATGTTAAACTATGGAGCTACTGCTTTATCACACGAAGATTATAAAGGTTCAACCCTAAAAATCACATGTAATGA